GATTTCTGCGTCTGTTTACGACAATCCGTATATTGAAGATAGTTACATCGCTTTCTTGGAAGGTCTTGGTCGGATTGATAAGGAGATTCTTCTTCATGGTTCGTGGGAAGCCCGTGCATTGGGAGAAGGTCTTGTAAGACGAGAAGCCTTTAAAGAGGCAGACGAAGCGCCTCCGTGGAATGAGATTGTAAAGACGGTAAGAGCATATGACTTTGCTTCTACTAAGAAGACAAAGGATATGACGTACGACCCCGATTACTTTGCATCTATTAAAATGAGCAAGTTGAAGAACGGTGATTACTTCATCCATGATGTTCAACGAACTCGGATTGGTGTAGAAGAGTGGGCTAAGTTCATCCTAGAAAACGCTGAGCGTGATGGTAGGAGTGTTGACATTATCATCCCTCTTGACCCCGGAGCTAGTGCAAGGTTTGCAAACTCTCAAATCAAGAAAGAGATTATCAGCCAAGGATACGTTGTTCGTGAAATGAAGGCAAGCGGGGATAAGCTTAATCGCTTCCGCCCTGTTGCTGCTTTTATTAATAACGGATTCATGCACATCCTCAAAGATTGCGGAACTGATTTCGAGAACGGAGTCTACAACGATTTGATGTTCTTTTACAACGAAGTGGAGAACTTCACAGGACAACGCAAATCGGGTAAAAACGGCCACGATGATGTCGTCGATACGTTAAGTGATTGTTTCGCTGCTTTGGCGTCGAGGATACACATTCCGAACTTTGGTCCCGGACTCCTATCAACAAACCTCAAAACTAACAACCCATTTTCCAACATATAAGGAGGCTATGAATGGCTGACGAACAAGACGCCTCCGTTGCGGAGAGTGTTGTTGATACACAGCTTGAACAAGGAGGGGGTGACGTTCCAAACATAGTGTATCGAGAACAAGGGTTTAATGGTCTCACGACTTTAGGTGGTCAGGTGTTTGAGGAGTGTTCTCACGAACTTCGTTGGCCTCAAGCGATAGAAACATACAAGAAGATGGCTAAGGATGCTGCTATCAGCCCTGCTCTTGAACTTGTTGAAACCATGATTGCACGAGTTCCTTGGGATGTCAAGATTCCTGAAGGGTATGAAGAGGAACTTGCCGACAAGGCAAGCTACCTCAAGCAGGTGATGGTGGACATGGATCATGACTGGCAAAGCATGATTAAGCAAGCTGCCACGTTCAACCGCTACGGTTTCTCAGTCCTAGAGATTGTTCTTCGGTATCGTCGTAAAGAGAATGGGTCTAAATTCAATGATGGTCTTGTAGGCATCAAGAAGCTCCCCATCCGCGCCCAAGACACTATCGAAGGATGGTATTGGAAGAACTCTGGACGCGAGCTTGCTGGACTTGTTCAACGTGTAGTTGTTCCTGATAACGCTGGAGTGTCTGGTTGGGATTTTGTAAACGCTACAGCATCCACATCCCAAACTAAACCAGTACGGTTGCCACGCAAGAAGTTCCTCCTGTTCCGTAACAACCCCCTCAAAGATTCACCGATTGGGGTGAGCAGTTTAAATGGAGCATGGCAAGCTTGGAAGTATAAGACAGCATACGCCGAGGCTGAGGCCATAGGCTGTGCTCAAGATGCAAACGGCTTTAAAGTATTGTATCTGCCTCCTCAGTATATGGCATCTGATGCCTCTGATGAAAACAAAGCAGTGTTTAAAGCTTACCAACAAGCAATGTCTAACATGCACGTTGCCAAACAATCAGGTTTGATCCTTCCTTTGCTTCTTGATGAAACAGGGAAGCGGATGTTTGACTTTGAAGTGATGAATGTTACAGGGCAGAAGTCCTATAACACTAATGACATCATCAATCGCTACACCCGAGAAATCCTCACTTGTTTGTTTGCTGACTTCTTGGCTCTTGGTCAACAAGGTGGTGGCTCATTCGCTCTTGGTGAAACCAAGGTTAGCATCATTGAGATGGGAATTCAAGCCAAGCTTGACGAAATCAAGAATCAACTCAATCACCAACTTGTTCGTACCTTGTTTGAACAGAATGGTTGGGATACAACAATCATGCCAGAATTCACTTACGGGAACGTCAGTAAAGAAACTCTGGATGAAGTGAGTAAGTTTATCCAACGTACCGCTGCTGTTTCTACATTCCCACGTAATCGAGACACAATTAACTGGGTAATGAAGCAAGCTGACATCCCTTACCGTGTTCCAGACACTATGTCCCAAGAAGACCTTGATGCCGCTCTTGGACAAATGACTTCACGAAGTGGTGATGGTATGGCTTCAGCCACTGGTGGGTTGAACGGTACGGGAGATTCTGTTAGCGGGGATAACTCAGTGGGAAATAATGAAAACACGTGACAACCTCTGTTTAGAATGGTAAAATAATTT